TGAGCATCTTTTGGAAGACCGCCCCAAACCTTCTTAGCACCCTTTTCAAGGTTAGAAGCTTTAGCACCAACAATAACTGTCACAGGGGAAGCGTGATAGTTAATGATGTCTGCTACGTCAGTTGATATCTCGTTGTAAGCGCGGTTTATTGTGATGATGTCGTGTGCGTCTGCGAGACCCCAAGGCGAACCTGAAACAGGAACATTAGGAATGTGAACAACTGGAATAAGTCCTAGGGGGTTAGGACGTGAGTCAATAAGTTCATCATTAACGTATTCTTCAATTGTGTCGTCTGTAAGAATTTCTGTGTAAGTAAAAACTTGGCGAGTACCTTCAAGAGATGTTCCCCAGAAACGGTACTTCTGCTTGAAACGGAGAAGACGTGAACGGTCATGTGGGTGGAATTCTGGAAAACAGAAGGAAGAGTTCATTGGAAGAAGACGAACGCGACCAGGGTGATTACCACCGGCTGAATCCACCCAAGGTTCTTCGTATGCAATTTTTACAAAACAATCGCCTGTAATACCGCCCTGTTGAGCCATTTCAAGAAGTACACGACTCTTATCGTTATCTACATCCCAAATACGTTCTAGACGGTCAGGAATAATTGCTTCTGTTGATTTAGGGGAACGAAAGTGGACACCCTTACCAAAAACAAACCGTGCTAGAAAGTCATTAAATGCTCGGTAGTAGTTAACCGCAATTTGCATTTCTCCAGCTTCGCGGCGATAACCCCAGTGGTGACCAAGATACATAGCCCAGTTAAGGGAGTATCGGTTTAGACGAGGACCGTGTACTTCAAACTCTTCATCTGCAAGCTCAACAAGTCCCAGTGGAGAAATGGAGATTGTAAGGTCAGAGGAAGCAGCTCTATACGACGGAGGCGAGAAATCAAGAAATGACATTACTTATCTTTCTTCTTGTCTTTCTTAGATGGTTTTCTTTTTTCTGTAGCAGCTTCTTTTTTCTTTTTGTTAACAAAAGATTTTTTAGCCATCTCTTTACGACGAGTCAGTTCTGTTGTTTCAATAAACTTTCCGCCTGATTGAATGTAGCGCTCATGAACCCAGTGACTTGCTCCAGGATTAGGGTAGTTAGAATACTTAGCCTTAGCCTGTGCAACAATCATTGCATAAAGTTTTTCGTTCGCTGGTTTACTAGCCACTATAGCTCCTCTTGATAACCCGATAGCCCCCACACTAATGTGGGGGCATACCGATGTCTGTTTAAACTAGTCGTTTACAACGGTTGCAGATTGACGCTGAGAGCGTCCACCTGAGACTACTTTGGTCTCAATGATTTGAGCTGAGTAGTCGTTTGAAGTTCCATGTGCAAATTCACCAAGGAATGTTGGTGCTTCTACCCATGCAGCAGAACCTACGTGAGAGCGCTCAGCTAGTGTTTCTTCTGCTGACTTCTCAAAGACGTTAGCGTTGTGGTTTGGGCGACCTGCTGCAGGAACCATTCCCTGCATCATGCCCTTCTGAAATTCTGTTGGTACATCTGTATCCGTTGCGATACCCTCTTCAAAACGAAGTGGACCACGACGGGTTGGATTTGCTGCGCCAGTACGTTCGTACACATGTGGTGCACGCTCTGGGAACTGCGGTGCTGGGGAAATACCCATAGTAAGACTCCTTAAGGTTGTAGATGGAAGGCCATTCCAGGTAATAGTCTCCCGCTTTTTTAGGTGTCTGTGTTGTTTAACTGCCAAAAAAAGGATTACTTGAAGCAACAACTTCTGGCATTACTAAATCTTGCGTTAAAGAGCAAGCAATAGATAAAGAGTCCACAAAGTCATCGTGCGAGTAAGCCTCGTCCGGAGCAGCAACCATAAAGTTAGGGCCTTTAAACTGTACTTCTGCATCGGTCATTTGTTGGTAAAAACGCTTCCAAGTACGAAGTCTGCGAGTTTTAGCGTGAGCAGGCCAAGAAATTAACTCTCTTTGAATTAAGGCTTGTAAATGTTTCCACCGTTTGGATTGCTCGGAAGGAGACGATGTAATAGACATAACTTCAGCTCTTGGTAGAAGAAGCTTTAACCGCTGTGCAACTGCGTCACCAACACCGTTAGCATCTACACCTACCGCAAGAACATCGTAGTTTTCTAAGAAGTTAACTATTTGAAAGTATTGTTCTTCCCAGTCGTCACCTTGAAGTTCTAGCCAATTTAAAACACGATGGTCAAAGTACCCAAACTCATCAGGCCTATCCCAGTCAACCCACACAACAGTAACAACAGTTGAGTCTGTCTTACGTGCAGGGTCAACTCCAACCACGCACGGAGTCTTATGCCAAGACTTAACTAACTCTTGAGAAGTATCTCCAAGTTCATCCATTTTATTTGAAGTAATAAACATTCCTCGTTCAAGAAGCCACTTACAGTTGTACGACATTTGAAACTCATCGGAGTCTTCACCGATACGAAGCATCTCTTTTTTAATTGAGCGCTCATAGTTTTTGTTATACTTGATAACTTCTCGCCAGTCCCATTGAAAATGATTTTGTCTATTGCCTCGCGTAGTTTGTCGTCTACGGTTAAGTTGAATAGCTTTATAGAAGTTGTTCTTAGAAGTAGTTGGTGTTCCAGTTTTAACCATTGTTCCTGCGTAATACGCAAGCATTGGCGCAATAGATTTAGATACAACAAAATCGTCTGCTTCTTGACACTCATCAATAACAATCAAATGGAAAGACTTGGATTCAATTTTAGCTCTTGGGTTTGCCGTCATCATTGTGATGCTAGAACCTGAGTTTGCAAGCTTAATCATTCTTGTTACGCCGCCTACACGAGCAGCTTTATCGTCAATCTCTACGTCGTTAAGAATCTCTAATGCGCGTTCAGAAGTTAAACGAGTTACTGCACGACCAAACAGCGTTTCAGCCTGACCTTCAGTAGGAGCACATAATCCAACCCACACACCATCTTTAAACTTACCTAGAAGGTCTGGGTACAGCTTTGCAAGACGAGGAAGGAGAATCATCAGAGTAACCACTGTGTCAGCAACCGTCTCTGATTTACCTGACTGACGTGCAGCTAACGCAGTGATTTCTTCAGCATCATTGATGATGACTGATTCCATAATCCGACGTGCAAGAGGTTTTTGATATGGATGTAAATCGTGACCAACAAGCTCTTTTAAAAAGAGCATCATTTTGTCAATAAGTTTGTCTACAAATTGCTGTGACAGTTCATCAAGCACTTCTTCTTTTTCAAGAGCGGCTTGTTCAGGGTCTTCGTCCTGTAAATAAAACTCAGGATTAATTTCCTCAAACTTTTGGTCATCAAAATCAATAGGCATTTTTCCTCATTAATTGACTAGGCCCACATTGCTGTGGGCCGTCGCCAGACCAGGAGAGAGGTGAAGCAAGAAAAGCATAACACATTTTATGCACGTCTCTTTAATTCTTTAGCGATTGCGTGGAAAGCTTCTGTTCCTAACAAAAGTTCATCAAGAGCTGCATCATTCCTCTGATTCTTTTGCCATTCTGTAATAAGTTTGCCAATCGTGTACATGGACTGCTCCATCCATAAAATCAAATCTGGGGTTGAGACCTTCGCAACTCGCTTCTCTATCCGAGTCTGGGGCTGGTGTCCATCCTGCTTTTTCCATAAAATCATCGTATGTAACTTCCCGTGTTTCTAGTGCCGAATTGAGTGCGTCTTCTTCAGTTTTAAACCCTGTCCACTTGCCGAAGGCTAGTGCTTTATGTCTAGGTAGTCTTACTAAGTAAGGAGTAGAGGTTCTAAATGGCTCATCTATTTCTTGAGTCCAACCTCGTACAACAAGTTTCTTTCCCCAAATAACTGGGAAATGCATAAACTGTAAAAAATGTTTTGGTCCGATGTTGTGTACCTTTGGCATTTATTTCCTTTTTGGTGCTTTTCCACCTTTAGACGGATTTTTACCTGTTGCTTTTTGTCCTGCTGTTTTAAATGTAGCTTTCGTTTGTCCTGCAACCTTTCCTTTAGAGTAGATTTGAACTCCACGACTAAAGCGGTAAAAGGCTTGCTGTGCTGGGCTAGAGATAGAGTCTGCCTCACCACGAGGCTTGAAGTCAAGCATCTGCGCAATAATAGCACCCTTGGAACGATTGGCTTTAAATGCTTTCCATTCGTTCTCGTCTACTTCATAGTAGTTGTATAGAGTTCCATCGCGGAACATAACTGTTAATTTTTCTTCATCTTCGTCATAACCAGCAGCCACAGTACGGGGTCGTCTAGGGTTAGTTGTAGAAGTTGGAACAACCGTTAAATCTGCAGGAGAAGTGTCTTCTTCTAACTGTGGCCCCTTATATCCTGGGACTTTTAAATTTGAAGGTATATCTAAATTTGTGTTTAAATCAATTACTTCATAAAAAGGACGTGACCTGCTGGTGTCATTTTTACTCATTTTTCCAGCAAGGTTGTCGTACGATACTGGGTCGTAATGCTCCATTGACTCTGTGTCATCGTACATGATGTCAGTAATCTTGTTGAACTCGCCCTTTGAGGCAGCTGTTACCGCTCCTCTAAACTGACCACCAAAAATCTCTTTACCAAACGCGTTTAGCAATTCGTTGGCAGACGGAGCAGCCCGACGCGGATTACGCCGAGCTCCTCCACCTGTTGTTCTCGCCATTATTTAATTAGGACGCTGCTGCCCATGGTGTAATTGTTACTGCTGCTGCTGGAGCGATTGTATTTGCTCCTGCTGCAATTGACTGTGCCTTGATTGTTCCTGCAACACCAATGATTGAACCTGTACCTGATGTAAGGACTGTGCTTGCATTTGAAGTAAAGCGAATCTTGTTAGTGCTTGTGTTACCAGTTACAGTCCATGTTCCGTCAACAGTTCCTGTTGAAGCAACTGTAATCTTTGTACCGACTGGGTACGCTGCTGTGAAGCCCACGCCTGTAAGTTCAACAACTGTTGAACCAGAAGTGCGGTCAATGTCTGTAATGCTTCCTGCTTCGTTAGTTGCTGCTGCTGCAGTTGTAGGAACGAGTGATGCGTCCTTCATTGCGTCAACTGCAAGTGCTGTTGTAAGACCAATTACTGAAGGTACGAGTACGTAGTCAGTTGCTCCGACTACATCTTCGCCTGCTGAATCTGGTGAGTATT